GCTTATCAGGATCAAAGCCTAGTATTGCCGTAACGCCGGAATCATCATCACCCTCTACCGTTTGCCCTGGCTCACGATAGGGCTTTCTCATCATGGGGAATGCAGCATAGTTGATAACCTCTTCACCTTGACTAAGATTTCGAATGATACCGGCATCAATCCTTGCTATGTTAGTAATATCACTTCGTCCGATCTGCCGCTTAGTAGACTTCTCGCAATACATCCATACAAAGGGGATCTCGCCTAGTTCATTGGCTCCATCTTCTATTAGTGTTGGCTCGCCCTGTAGCTTTACTGACCCTGTGTCAGTAGTAGCATCACTTTCCGGTATCTCCCATACTTCCCAATGGTCTTGATACCAAAGGCGATAAAAGCCCTCATCGTCTAGTAGTTTTAAAAATATTAGTCTACGCCGCCCGTCACTACCTCTTTCGAATTCCCAATCTAGTATGTTCTGCGGGCGGTATGCTACGAAGTAAGGGTAAGCCCCACTCTCTACCTCTTCAGACCTAGTGACTAGCGTCACATTAGGCTTGTCGCATAGCACCCCGATATGGCCTAGTACATCAGCATAGCGGGCTTGCTCCATTATGAAAGTATCGAGGTGGTCACCTTCTAGGTTACAATCTTTTTCGAAAGTTTCCCATAGCTCATCGTCCCCAAGCCCGCCTAGCTCGCGGCGTAGCGGGTTTTTAAACATATAGAAGTTGAATAGTTCGATTACTGATCTACTATAGTCAAAGCCGTATGCTTCGCTTTTCCGTCTAGTATAGTTATCCCAACTTTCCCGCTCATGTCTAGCAATGACTCCCCAATCAAGCAAAGCCTTTGTGCCTTCATAAGAAGCTAGTAAGAAATCCCACTCCGGTTTCATTTCAATATAGTACTTATGAACACGTTCTAGATCGTCTTTGGTTTTAGTGCCAACCTCATATCTCTTCTTAGTAGTCTGATCATCGATAGTTGCTAGGTTCAAAGCCATTGCTTGTTAACTCCTTTACTTCCAATATTTGTTTTTAGGTTGGACGTAGCGTTTCTTGATCGGGAATTCATGCCACACATAGTAACCAACTGCATCGGTCAAGTGGGTAGCAGATGGATCGGTTCGCTTATCTAATTCACCACTGCCGCCCTCCACTACTACTACCCCTTCGAAATCCCTTGCGGTCTTTGGCGCTCTACTAGGGTCTACGATTAGTCTTATCTTGTTGTCGATGCTACGGCACCGGGCGTTCACGGCGTTTACTCGATCACGTTCTCTAGGGTTAGGCTTTAGTCTAAAGAAAACCCGCTCGGTTCCAAAGTGATTCCAAAGCATTTCTTTTATTAGTTGCCAATCGGTGCCTAGTATAGCGCTAGTACTATCGTTGTTTCCCGAATAGTCACCGTAGCAGAAGATGCGCCCTTTGTGCTTTCCCCAATCTTCTATTAGTCGTCTAGCTATCATCGGCGTGTTACTAGCTCTTGGAATGTAAACCTCGCCTATGATTCCAGTGCCAGCTATCCCTCGATATCCACTACTAGGTAGCATCATTTCTTGTCCGACTACTGCAACACCGGGCGCTACGTTGAAGTCATGCATAAATATCAAGTCGCCATTAGGATTATAGGAAAGCGGCTTGCAGTTATCCCTTTCCATAAACGCATAGTAAGCGCGGCCTGAGAAGTTTATAAAACTAGCTTCGTACTCTTGAAGGAAAGTTTGCTCATCTAGGTCTTCCATTGCAGCTTGGATTTCTTCGGGAGGTAGTATATCTCTACTAGGCCACCAGAATGTTTCCCACTCGCAAGGCTCACCCTTTCTATCTGCCCTAGCTTTGCGCTCCTTTGCTTCCCTATCCAAGTCATAGTAATGGTTCCGGCCTTCAGGCACCCCTATAAAGTCACAGCCGCCTAGTCTATCAGACAAAGCCGGTCTAACATGCTCCGGCCAAGTCTGTTTTTTCATATTTCCGATCTCGTCTAGTACTCCCCAATCCCATGGACTACCTTCAATACGCTCTGGCTTATCCATGCCTAGTAAGTGTATCTCAGCACCAGTGATTAGTGGTAGTATTAGTTGTGATTCGTTAGGCTGACCTCGTAAGTAACGCTGTGGTATCATTGCTTTTAGATCATTCCAATAAATACGCTTTACTTGATCTCTAGTGGGGGCTGCAACAAAGAAGCGGGGGTTTTCATATGGGCGGTAGTATTCTGATTCTGGATCGTGAGCTAAAATTGCACGTAGTATGATCTTACGCTTTCCTACTAGTTCTGTTTTACCTGACCGACGACCCGCCGGGACTACATTAAATCGAGCGCGGCTGGAGGCAAGGCGAGCCTGCTCATCATGGTCTTTCATTTGAGTCCAACGAGGGGTCATCAGTCAAGCTCCCTTACTACTAGTAACTAGTTACTACTGCTTATTTAGCCCACTAATCTCTTTTGGGTTTTTAAATACCCTTATCCCAAAGTCTTCACTATTCAGGCAGTAGGCCGGAACATCAGACCATGCTATAGCTGATCTACTAGCAACTTCGAAAACGTTTGGATCTGCTTCAGTTGGAGTCATGCGGATTGCTTGTACCCCTATGAACCACTTGCCTTCTGTGAAGTCGATTACTATATTTAGAGTAGGTACAACACCTAAGCTTTCAGGATTGTTCTTATCACCAAAGCGGCTTTCTACTCTAAAAACTTCGTACTCGACTTTATCAGTACTAGGGATAGGCGTGTCATCGGTTAGTTGAGTAACTGCATCCCAGGCAACAGTGGCTTGCGTTGCATTGTGCCACTGTATAGCCCAAGCCGGTACTGACAGAAAAGAAAAAATAATCGCACTAGCTAGTAACTTCTTGATCATAGTACTAGGCTCCTTTCGCCTTTAGTTCAAGTTCCCGTTTGCATCGGCTACAATTTATATATTTACTAACCGATGCCCTATAGTCAACGTTCATCGGTCTACTAATGCACAATATACATTTAATACAAATAAGTAACCCATCCCGGTCGATCAACACATCATTATGCACTAGCGTAGAACACTTTTCACAATTATAGTATTCGACACAACAATCAGTGCATTCTTCCATCGGACACTGACTGCTTGGTTCTCCATCACAGAACTCATAGCATTGCATTAGTATACACCGCGAAACCCTCCCTTCATGAGAATTAGCAACTTACTACTATTGCAGCAGTAACTAGTATTATACTGATCGTTAGCAAAGCGGATACTTTCGTTCTCCTATAGTACTTTTTAAATGAAGTATTCGGATGCAAGCCTTCCATTACTTACCCGGCCTTACTAGTCGGCCTATGTACGAGTCTCTTCTCATAGCGATCCTCCCTGTAACTAGCCTGGTTTTGAATAAGGGATGCTTTCATCGAACTCAAAGCTTCGAATTGTCCCGCCCAATTCTTCTTTACATACAAGCTACCTTCCTTGCACTTACGGCATTCATTATAGTAGTTATCCATAAACCGCCACCTGCAATTAGTACACCTAAGACTGATCTCTTCATTTACGTTACTAACGAACTTCCTCGCATACTTCAAATGATGGCTTCCTAGTAACAGCCTTCCATTATTAGGACTAGATCTGGATAAGTGATAGACCCCTAATTCAAAGCGGTCTGCTTGGTGCTCCGATAGTACTCCTACAATCACGTTCTTGAAGTACTCCCTATGCATACGCAAGTAACCTACTACTAATAGATGATCTCTAGTGGAGATCTCTACTAGGTTCTTTGACATATCCAGTATTAGAGGTCTAGGCGCTTCGTTATAACCGATAATTCTATCTAATGCTATTAGTATACCGTAAGGATCGGTCTCTTCCATATCAGGCGTGATTTGGGTGTACTTACTAGTCGTGATGACATCGACACTCATCTAATCACCGTTAGTACTGTTAGGTAGCGTCGAAGCTGACGCCCTAGCTGCTTGCCTTATGGATCTTACTACATCGTTGGGGTCTTCCGCTGAACCCGCACCACCTAGTAACCCTAAATTGTCACATAGTAAGTGCAAGGCCCGCATCTTGTCGTGAACCTTGAATTTTAGCGTCCTAGTACTACCACTTACTGACTCTGAAATACTACTCATCATACGCCTTTGCTCTTCGCTGAGGGCTTCCTTCGGCCTAATCTGAAGACTTCTCCCCTTGCCAAAATCTTCAAAGAATTCAGTAAGATCCGAGAACGCTAGTAATGCAACTTCCTTTAGTACTCGCTCACTAGTTATACGATTGGCTTCTAGTCTAGCGTTGAATGCATTCTGTATGGCATCCTGAACTCTAGGACGTTTCATTACTTCATAGGCTTGACTACCGTTTTTGTATCCTGCCCTTAGTGCAGCGTTGAACTGATCGAAGTCTCTTAGGTATTCTGAAATGAATAGTTGTTCTATTTTAGTAAGACCACCATTTCGATCCGGTCTGCCGTTTGGCCTAGTATCTAGGAATTGATCGGGTATGGGGCCGTTTCCGCGTGGCGTAGGGCGAAAACCAAAGCCCCTGGATTTCCTTGTGGGATCTTTAATACGTTTAACGCCATTGTCTTTTTTAGGCATCTTAAAACCCCTGTGAGTGGCTCAGAGTGGATTATTTAAGCAAGGTCTATACCATGTTCGGGAAGATATTGTAAAGCTTTTTCTTCTTTGGGTAGTAACTAACTAATTATATTTAGTAACTAGCTATCCTATAGTTGGTATACCTATGAGCGGAA